GCGAAGCTTTTGGCGGAAAACCGCATTTCTGTGGTCGGTGGCCAGAAGTAGCTGATCACCCCACCAAAGCCGCCCAATAGGCCAGGCATGCACCAAAGCAGAATGGCCTCCAGCATGTGCTCCACTGGTTGAGCCCTCTTGGTGTTGCCCCTCATGCAGGCATAAAAAAACCCGGCTCGATGGCCGGGTCTCTGATCTCTTTGCGCCTGCCGAAACTTGCGCACTATGGGAAAATTAGCTCAATTTCCCCACCATAGCAAGTGATTTATGCGGCCTCCTCGTCTTTTTCCGCGTCGATCACCTGCCACACAGCACGAAGCGCCTGAGCATCCACTGCCATAATCGTTTGGCGCATGAAATTCCACACCTCTACCCAGTCACGATCCCAGTGCTTGGGCTCAATGTGGACGCCGTACAGCTTCTGCATGGCGTCGGCTACCTTGGCAGGACCCCACCCGTCACCGCCGTTGGCCTCGGCCTTGTAGGACTGGAGCGCGCAGGTAACCAGGCAATGCACCTTGGCTAGCTTGGCGCCGGTGAGCTGAGGGAACTCCATGTCGTTCCAGATCAGCTTCTCGGCATTCAGCATGTGGATGACCGTCATGCAGGGATGGTAGAGGTAGTGGCCAAACTGCTGGACCTGGAACGGGAGAGTGCCAATAGCGCGCTGTACCTTGCCCATCGCCACCAGGTGAGCAGCACGAGCAGTCGATTTGCCGATGGGGGTGCGGCGGGTCTCAGCGATGCTGATCCGCTGACGTGGCACCTTCACCCGCACCTCTTCCTCGTCATCATCACGAGCGCGGAAGACGACTTCCTGCTTGCGAGATCGGACGGTCTTGAGCTTGGTGGCAACTTCGGCGCGCTGCTCAGCTGCCTGGCTGATAGAGACATTCGACTCGTGCTGGGACTCGGTCCAGACCTGCCGTGCGTGGATGAACTTCATGCTTCACTCTCCTCAATCAATCCAGTCGTCTTCAGCCACTCGTAGCCGAACCCCTCGGGGTCTGCTTTGATCTGGTCCGATCGCTCGAACGCCTCCTTGATTGTGGGCAGCACCTCCTTGCCGCCATTCCATTCCAGGGTGATCTGCTTGGGGTCATTCCTGATGATCACGCCCTTCATGCTGCCTCCCGGATCTTTTCCAGCCGGCGGCACTTCTTCGCGAAGACGGCCTTCAGGCGTTTGAGGTAAGGGATGTCGTACCGGACGATGCGGCTATCGCACTGCAGGGCCTCTACCCGCTCGGCGCCGATACGCTCGATCAGCCGCGGCAGGTATTCAGCGATGTTCCCGCTCAGGTGGTTGTTGCAGATGGAACAAGCCTTATGCATGTTCCAGAGGTTGAACCTGATGTGCGGGGCCGCGCCGACACTGCGGAAATGGGAGCAGTGCCATTGGCCGGGCCAGGTCGCCGGCTTATCGCAGCTCACGCAGCCCAGATGAGCATCACGCAGCCGGACGTACCGATTCATCACGGCCTGGGCCTCCTTGAGGTATTCGGCCCGCGACTTGATCCGCTCCTTTGCTGCACGGATCTCCCGGCGCTCCACCTTCTCGATGGCCTTGCGCTGACGGGATTCCTTGGCCTTGGCATGAGCCAGGGCGCAGACCGGCCCGCAGACCTTCTGCAGGCTGCGGACTGGGGTGAACTCTGTCTTGCAGACTGAGCAGGTCTTGGGGCGTGGGGTCTTAGCTGCTGGGAGGGTCATGCTGCCTTCTCCATCACGGGAAAGCCCTGCTCGGCGGCCCATTGTTCGATCTGGAGCATGTAGTCGCCGAACTCATCGACCTTCAGCTTCGTGGTGCTGATGCCGCGCAGCTCGGTGCTGCCGTCGGGCATGGCGATCTCGTCGCAGCCGATGAAGGTGCGTTTGAAGAACTCGTGCCAGGTCTCGTCGCTGAACTGCCGGCCGTTGAGCCAGGCAGTCGCAGCGATCTCGCGCAGCAGGAGCCAATAGCGTTTGTTCTGCTCGATGGAGCGCTTCGATTTCATGGGGCGCAGCACCAGCTCGTACGCGGCGCCCTCCCCCATGAGTTGCTGGCAAAGGTCATAGGCGCTGCGGAAGGCCATCTTCAGGCCGGCGGCGCCTTGGATGCGGAATCGGCGCTCGCTCATTGGTCATCCTCCGGCCAGTTCTCGTTTGCTGCTGGTAGGTCAGTTCGAAGTGGCTTCACCTCCCGCCCATGATCATCGTGGCCGCCGCAGGACCGATGGACGAGGGGTTGGATGGCGCGCTCTTTGGCGTCGTGGTACGCCTCAGAACCGATCCAGCTCGTAGGCCGGCAGGTATTGTCGATTGCACCTCTTGCGTAAGACTCACGCAGCAGGTCAGCCAGCTGTTCCTTGGTGAGCACAACCAGCTCAGGACTGGCCTCACTAGACGCCAGCCATTCGAAATAGACACCACAGGCTTTTGCTATGGCGGGAAGGTAAACAGACTGCAAGTTCTGGCCATTCTCAAGCTGGGAAATGACCGGCTGCGACACTCCTACGCGTTGCGCCAAATCCTTTTGAGTGAGGCCAGCCATCCTTCTAGCTTGCTTGAGCCGAGATGCGAGAGTGCTCATAAACTGGCCTCCAGGTGCTGGGTCTCTGAGAAAACGATTTCGGCGTAGGAGTGGCCCTTGCGCCATTCCTTATGCTCGAAGGTGTCGGGCTTGTACGGGTTGTCGTGCCGGCCTTCGTACCAGTCGTTGATGCCCTCTTCCCATACGGTGGCCATGGCGGTTGCTGTGTTGAAGGTCATGCTTCGTCCTCCTCCAGCTTGGCCTTAAGGGCCAGCCATCCTTCGCGCGAGAGTTCATCGGGAGCGATCTGGGCCTTCTGCAGGCAGTACTGGGGCAGGTAATCGGCCATGCTCACGACCTCGGGGACGTCGTCTTCAAAGATCTCAGTCATGCGCGGCCTCCTGGGAAGCTGTTGATCATGGATCGGGCGGACTTCTTGGCCGGCTGCTGGTACTGCTGGGCCTGTTCTTCCTCCCGCTGCTGGGCACAGCTCTCGAAGCGCGCCAGGGCGCCTTGGAACTGGAGGAGGCAGAAGCCAGGCTTGGCGTGGCGGCACTTCACTACGTCGATCTCGGTGATGCCGTTCTGGCCGCGCTCGGTGGCCATGTCGCGATGGGCCATGATGATCACGTCGGCGTCTTGCTCGATCTCGCCGGAGTCACGCAGGTCGCTCATCACCGGCTTCTTGTCCGCACGGGACTCGATAGAGCGGTTGAGCTGGGCCAGGACGATGATCGGGATGCCAAGCTCCTTGGCCAGAGCCTTGAAACCCCGGGTGTATGCGCCCAGCTCCTGGTTGCGGTTGACGTGCTTGGCTGCCGGGTCGGTAGCGATCAGGCTCAGGTAGTCCACGACGATCAGGCTCAGCGGGCTGGCGCGGTGCTGGAAACGGGCGATGCTGCAGATCCGGCTGAAAGTCAGGCCGCCCTTGTCGCAGATGCGGGTGTCCGAACCTGTCATTTTGGCAACCGCTGCCTCCAGGCGGACCTTCTCGTCGGAGATGCTACCGGCGTAACCGGACTCGATGCGGTCCTGCCCTACCCCGGACAGGGACGAGAGGGTGCGCTTGGCGAGTTCCTTGGCGGACATCTCTAGGGAGAAAATCAGGGCGCCCTTCTTCATCTGCACCGCAGTGCGCTCAGCCATGCCGACACCCAGGACGGTCTTACCGGTTCCAGGCCGGCCAGCAATGATCACCAGGTTGCCCGGACGAGCACCGGAGACGATCTTGTCGAGATCCGGAAGGCCGAACTCCAGGCCCATCTGTTCGGTGCCGTCCATACGGCGCTGCATCTCGTCGAACAGGTCGCCAAGGGCATCGCGATAGCTCAGGACGTCCGGCGACTCTTCAGCGACGGTCAGATCGAACACCATGCGCTGCGCTTCGGCCACCTGGTTGCTCAGGTTGCCCGCCTTGGTGGCCAGCTCCATGAGTGCCATGCCGGTCTCGTGCAGCTTGCGAGCCCGGGCACGCTCTACCACGATCCGGGCATAAGCCACGCCGTTGGCAGCGCTGGGCACGTTCTGCATCAGCTCGGAGGCGTAGACGATGGTCATCTCGCCGCTGGGCAGCTCGGAGCGCAGTTCTGACAGGGTGATAGAGTCCGGGCGGACCTTCTTCGAGTGGCAGCCCAGGATCAGGGTATACAGGGTCAAGTGGTCGGCGTTGCTGAAGTCCAGCGGCGACAGGAAAGCGCCTACGGTCTCGCACAGCTCCGGCTTGTGCATCAGGGCGCCCAGCACACCGTGCTCAGCTTCCAGGGCGATCAGGGGGCGTTCGGTATTCATTGGGTCGCCTCCAGAACGCGCAGGACACTCGATTCCCGGGTGAGGAACTCGATGTCAGCTTTCCAGTTGCGGTCGTTCTGGCCGACCCAATGCGGGTTTGTCAGGCAGTCGTTGAAGTAGCCTTCCCAGAAGTCTTCGGTGCGGAAAGGCAAGGTGCCATCCAGGTCGAAGTTCCAGCACTTCTTGATCAGCGAGCGACGCTTGTCGTTGAGCTTGGCGCAGCGAGGAAGCACGTTACCGCAGACACGGTTGTAGATTTCCCGAATGCGGTTGTACGGAACGCGGTCGGCCTTGGTGTCGGTCTTGGGTTGATCAGCGATCAGGTCGTCAGGCTGTTCGGACTTTGCCGTTTCGACGACAGAGGTCGCAGCGACAGCGGCGACAACTGCGTTAGCAGTAGTTTTTGTATTTCTGTCTTTTATGTGTGTAATTTTCAACACACTGGAAGGTGTGTTTTCTACACAGTGTGTAGATTTCAACACGGTTGATTTTGCGTCGATTTTCCACTCGCTTGGCGGTAGGAAAGTGATCGGATCACGGCTACCGCCATCACGGAAAAGAACCCGCTGACGGATCAGGGAGTTGATGGCGCGAGATACGTTCGCACGCTCGGCCTCAGCCTTCGTCTCGTCGCCGTACATCATCTTGGCGATGTAGAGAGCCGCGATCTTCACCGCGTCGCGATTGAAGCCCGCTGTGAGCCTGTGGATAGCCAGAGCCACGCGCAGCTCACGGCCAGACAGCTCAGCCCCGATCAGGGCCTCGTACAGATCATTGTCCATCCGGGTAAATCCCCCGGTATTGCGTAGTTGGTGTACGTTGCTCATACTGGTGTCCGAACGTTGTGGTTGATGGCTCCGGGTGCAACCGGAGTGGTCAGTGAAGCCCGCAGGTGACTCAAGCAGTCCTTGCGGGCTTTTTCTTTCTCGGTGCCTTTACAGGCCCTGATTCTTTTGGCCGCGATCATTGCGAAGTACTGGTGCTGCTTCTTCGTCACGATTCAGGCCCTCATCAGGTCTTGGCGCGGAACGGCGTTACCGTCCCTCTTGTTTTCCTTGGCCTGGTCCGCTGTTGAAGCTGTTGTCGGATCAGGCGTCCTGCTAGTACCTCGGGGTCCATCCCCTGTCTCGCCGCCTCGTCCCTGAGTAGTTCGGCGAGCTCACCGTCTAGGTGGATCTCATCTCTTATGGGCACAGGCCCTCCCCAGACCCTTCAGGCCACGTGGCTGTCGTCGTTATTCTTCAGCAGGCTCTTCAGGCCTTCTTCCAAAAGCTCACGGGCCAGTACGGCCTTCTGGGTGCGGTGAAACTTGGCCAGCGAAGACAGGAGATCGTCGGTGTCTTCGTCCAGGCGGACCTTGGTGATGTGATCCCGGATGTGTTTGGGGTCGGCGTACATGCTGCTACTGCTCCTAAGCGGCTTGCGGGTTGGTTTGTGCGTACAAAGCCTCAATGGCCTTGCCTGTTTCGTAACGGACGGCAGCGCCTTTGCTGGCCCGATGGATCGTTGGCTGGGTGGTACCGATGTGCTTGGCAATCGCTGCTTGCGAGAGGCCTCGTTCGGCTAGCCCGGCCAGCATTTCCTGCACGGTCATGGCGTGCCCTCCAATGCGGTTTCGTATTGAAACCATAATACGCAAAGGTATTGAACAAGGCAATAGACTGCCCAAGCGATACGTTTACTTATTGGTGAGTGATGAGCATTGGTGACAGGGTGGCGGCCAAGATGGCTGAGCAAGGCTGGAGCGAGGGAGAGCTAAGCAGGCGCAGCAAGGTGCCTCAGCCGACTGTGCACCGGATAATCACGGGCGAGTCCAAGAGCCCCAGGCAATCCAACATCGACAGCATCGCGAAGGCTCTTGGCGTCGCGGTGGAGTTCCTGTGGTACGGCGGAGAGGCGAAGTCCATGCCGCCGGCTGAGGTACGTTCCTCGATCGCTGACTACACGGCTGCAGCGCTGGTAGACGATCGCTTCATTGTCATCCCCCGCTTCGACATCTCGGCCTCAATGGGCCCAGGTGTCGTAGTGCCAGAGCACCTTGAGGTTCTGCAGCAGCTCGTGGTGGATCGCGAATGGATACGTGACCAGAGGCTGAATTACTCCGCCCTGCCCAACCTGGTCGTTATCACAGGTTTCGGCGACAGCATGCTCGGCACGTTCAGCAGCGGAGATCCCCTGCTGGTAGATCGTGGCGTTACTGCGATGGACAAGGATGGAATCTACGTCTTCACGCGAAAGGACCACTTGCACATCAAGCGCCTTCAGTTCATCGACGGTGACAAGGTTCTGATCATCTCCGACAACACCGCATACAAGCCGTATGAGGTGCCTCTGGCAGAGGTGAACGTTCACGCCAGGGTGCTGATCGGGCTGAACGTCAGGAAGATGGAGTAGCGGCCGGCCTGGGGCTTTTGATGTTGACTGCAATCCACCTCGTCAAGCTTATGCGGAGCTTGCCGATAGGCTAAAAACTTCATCTCGCCGACATTGATTTTTCGATCACCAGTGGCTATATCAGTCTTCAGGACTGCTGTAGAATCGCGAGCCCCTGTGCTCCCCTATAGGGAAGGAAACGAAAATGACCGCACCTGTTGCCGCCATCTACGACGCGTATAGGTCTACCAGCAGAAAGCTCTCTCCAGAGGGCTTCATGGAGCTATGCGCGAAGGATAGGGATGATATCAAGCGCGTCTGGTTCGTACCTCCAAAAATTGGAAGCCATGGCTTTGGCCATTTCGAGGTAGAGACAAGCTCACCTCATTTCGAGGTGTCCATTGACTGACATGGACGACTCTACTGACACGGATGATCAGGAAAAGCTGCCAGCAGAAACCCAAAAGCAGCAGCCTAAAGAGCTGCTGAGAGCTTTAACAAAGCTTGTTGAGGCCAGTACGCTTGAGCATGAGATCAAGCAAGAAGAGCTTGCGGTAAGGCGGCAGGAGATAGAGTCGAACGAAAAGATCGCAATGGCATCAATTAGCGCCCAGCGTGATTTTCATTCAGAAAGATTCTCCAAGTACAACAGCCACTTGGTCCATCGATACTGGTTCGTGGGTGTGATGACGATCGTCATATGCATCTTCGCCGGAATGGCAATCTACCTAGGCGCAAAAGATCTGGTTATGGATCTGTCTAAGCTGATTGCATCAATGTCCCTGGGCGCTTTTGGCGGCTACCACTGGGGCAAAAATAAAGGTTCAGGCCCCGACAAGTCGGAATAGCCTTCATCCTGAGCCCGGCCCAGCGCCGGGCTTTCTGTTTCTGATCACCGGGAATTCCCACCAACCCCACCAAGGCCCGCTACGCAAGCTGGCTTTTTTGCGCCCATGGCCTACGCTTATCGCCTGGGCTCGATCAGCCCCCAAGGTATTGAGCCAAGGCCCGCACAGGAGTCCGGGCCTTTCTTTTGCGCCGGATCGATCAGGCCTATGCTGAGCCTTTACCCCGGAGGTCGCTATGGAAGATCCCCTACTCGCCCTGCTCTACCGCCTCAACGAGAACCAGCTGGCCCTGGGCATGGCCATCGAAGAGCTGACGGCGTGGGTCGTTGATCGCGGATCGGAAAATGTCGGCCAGGCCGTAGAGCAACACATGCTGACGCTTGAGGAGAATTCGCACGTGATTGCTGACGCACTGGCCGACCTCATAGCCGAGCGCGCTGGCCGACTCAAAGGGTAGGCCGACTACCTACCTCCCCTCCCCCAATCTGCGCACTCCGTCACTTTGCACACCCTGGCGCGATCCAGCCGCTAGAATGATCTGACCAATCCACAAGGAGCGTGTAATGAAGCGCGTTTGGCCACTCCTGCTTACTGGCGCGATCTGCGCCGCGATCTACTTCTCAATCACCGTTTTTGTCGTGCCACCGATAGGCGCCGTACCACAAGGCCGCACGGTCATCATGTGGCGCCTGAATAAGACCAATTTCATCGATAGCCCCGACGCCATGTGCGACCGGATACAAGGAGGCGTAAGCCTGCTCTGTCGTGGGATGACCATGGCGGCGGTGGTGCAAGCATCTACGATTCTAGTTCGCCTTCCCTATGTGGATTGGCTTTATCTCGTCTCAACTGGCGGAAAAAGGTTCGAGAACAATCGCCAGTACGGCCCACAGTGATACGGAGCAAGACATGCAAATTCTGATGGTAGTTGGCCTAGCCCTTCTCACGCTCGTTACAGGCGCAATTGGTAGCGGCACCAATGACATAGCCAAGGTGTGTGCATTTTTCTTTTTCATCTCGGCTTTGGCGCTCTACTTCTCGCCGACGATCTCTGCTGCATGGCGTAAGCACAAAAGCGTCGGTGCCATCTTCGCGCTGAACCTGCTGGCCGGCTGGACGTTCGTGGGATGGCTTGTGGCGCTAGTCTGGAGCCTGACGAAGCCTGATGAGATTGTGGTGGTGACGCCTCCCGTGAGCGAGTCTGGTGCCACAGCCGCCACGCCTGACGCAAATGACCAAAGGGATTGCCCGTTCTGCGCGGAGCCCATCAAGCTACTCGCAAGGAAGTGCAAGCACTGTGGCTCGGAGGTTGAGCCTCTCACGGCATAGCTTAGAGCAATCCAAGAGCCCGCCATTGAGCGGGCTTTTTCATGCCCGCGAGAAAATTAATGCGTTTCCGTATTGACATGCTTAATACGCTTTCGTATTGTTCACCCATCGACGCAGCGAACACTGCGAGGCCCTCAAAAGGGCCGCTGCTCTTTACACAACCTGGGAACCCCGCGAGCCGATCCGCCGCAAGGCGCTTATAGCGGGCTACAAGTTTCGGCTCCCGAGCTGGTGCGGATCACCAGCCATGCAGGCCCATGCGCTGCATGCGAACTCAGCCAGTCACCGCGACCGAGCCAGTAGCTCATAGCGGCAGTCGGGAGGACCCGCGACAGGGAAGGCTGAGTGAGAGAGTTACCGATCGCCTGGTTCGCCAGGCTGCATCGGGGTGTGATCTGAACCGCCAGCAGAAATTAAGGCGCTGGCACCTAGCCGAGACACGAGGGTTCGCAACCTCGGGAAGAAAGCGAGACCACGACCAGGCAGTGAGCAATCACCGGAGCGTGGCTTAAGGGGGCGCACTTCGGAGGCGTCAAGCGGGGCTTGCCTTCCGCACAGATCACACCCCGATGCAGAAGACGGAGTCGCGCCAGCTACAGGCCAACAGGAGCTGGCACTGCATCACCCCTTTTCGCCAGTACGCACATCACCGCAATCCCCCAGCGGTGCGTGCTGGCGCTTTTATCCCCGCGAGGTCACGCCATGACGAGCATCCCACACGCCGTTGAGGTGTGTACCGAGCACTACAGCTTCAAGGATCGCAGCAGCTGCTTCAGGTGCCCGATCCAGAACGAATGCCACGCCCAGGTTGGCTCGAGCCAAGAGGCCCTGGATGTGTGGCGAGAGAAGCTGGAATCAGCAGCAACACAAGCCTTCCCCGCGCTACGGCGCCCATCGAGACCCACACCATGAACGCATACGCAAATCACGCGGCGCTCGAAGGCGCCCAGCGGCAGTACGACAACGCCTGCCCGGCTGAATCCGAGGCCTGGATCGACACGAACGCCGGCGAGCACTGGCTCAGCTGCTGCACCGAGCGCTTCGAGAAAGGCCAGGACGTCGTAGTCGGATACGTGAAGATCCCCTACATGGATTTCCTCCGCGAGTTCAGCGCCCAGCGCGCTGCCATCGACGCCGATGACATCGAATACACCCTGGATGAGCACCTGATCATGGGCACCGTCTGCCATCGGTACGACGGGCTCAAGGAGAAGGTCGTGCTGGAAATCGTCAAGCCGTTCGCCGCCCTGGCTGAACGCGATGCCAAGGAGGCTGAGCAATGATCCCCCAACCCTGCCGTGCCAACGACATCCTTCGCGACCAGTTCGCCAGGCTCCAGACCTCCCGCACTCCAAGCATGGACCGGGACAAGCTCATCTGCTACGCCGAAGCGTACCGGATGCTGCTGGAGATAGACGCCGCGGACTTCGCCTACTGGGAGCGCATCGCTCTCGCCACCGAGCAGCAGCGCCGCAACTTCCTGCGGGCTGAGAGCCAGCACAAGAACTTCGCGCTAGGGAGAGCAGCATGAGCAATGAATGGAACGGGCATGGCCTACCGCCTGTGGGCACCGTGTGCGAGCACGCAGATATAAATCACTGGGAGCCATGGACCAAAGTCACCATCGTGGCCCACCACTTCATCGAGGAAGATGATTTGCTGGTGGCTGTTTTCGTCTACAAAAATGGCTCTAGCCACTCGAGTGAAGGCGATCATTTCCGCCCGCTGCGCACCTCCGATCAGATTGCGGCCGAGGAGCGCAAGAAGGCTATCGACGAGATGGTCTACGGCGCTTGTGGCGCGGAACCTGACGGCGCAAATACCACAGCCTTCATGCTCTGCGGACTGCTTTACGACGCCGGCTACCGCAAGGTCGAAGGCGGTGCAGCATGAGCAAGTTCGCAAGAGCCATAGCCTGGCTAGCTTCGATGCTTTCTTCAGCATTCATCGGCATGGCTCTGGCGGCGCTCGCCATCCATCTCGGTGACCGATTCACAGACAACGACACGTCGCGCTCCTTCTACCTAATCGAGAAGGACGTCACCTGCTTCCTGATCAAGACCCGCGGCCAGCAGTTGATGGACTGTCTGCCAGGCGAATACGGCAATGAGGAGTATTCAGAATGAGCAACGTTTTCGTTCACCCCACCGTATCTAGCGCCGAGCAGACCAGCGAACTGCAGCTCAACAGCCAGCACATGATTAAGGATCAGGACGGATACCGGGTGCTGGTGCCGAACCCCGAAGCCATTCGCATCCTGACTCGCCTGAAGGACTATCAGGAGCGTCGCGGCCTGGCGGACAAGATCCTGGAGCGCAGCCAAGCATGACCCCTCTCCGCTGCGCCTTCACCATCCTGATCACCTACACCCTCTGCATCGCAGCCGTTCTGGCCTACGCATAACCACACACCATCACAGGCTGCGCGAGAGCGTGGCGAGGAAAAGTCATGCCTGAATTTAAGGGAACGCCTGGGCCTTGGTCTGTAATCAATACCGCCGATGTGTTTTCGGCTCTGGGTGCTCCATCTGGCGATGGAGTAAACGCGGACGCTAATGACGGCTGGCTGATAGCAGACTGCGAAAATGGATTCGCCAATGTAGACGGCATCCATACAGAGCTTGGCTTAGACGTACAAAGAGCCAACGCTCAGCTGATCGCCGCAGCGCCTGATCTGCTCGAAGCCTGCCAGGCGGCTGATTGGGAGTCTTGGGATCTTCCTGAGTACGTCCGCATCAAGCTAAAGGCCGCCCTGGCCAAAGCCCTAGGCCAATAACCCACCACCCTCCACCGTCTGCATTCGCGGCCCTGGGACGCTATTGACATGAAAAACATCTACTCCGCCTTCGTGAAAGCGCAGATGGCGTTTGCCCCTGCGCTCAAGACCAGCAAAAACCCGCACTTCAAGAGCCAGTATGCGGACCTGGCGACCTGTGTCGAGGCGGTGATTGATGCGCTCAACAGCAACGGTATCGCCCTGCTTCAGCCGACGCACGAAGACAGCACCGGGGTGACAGTCGAGACGCTGTTCATCCACGAGTCCGGCGAGCAGCTGAGCGCCGGCAAGCTGCACGTCCCCGCCGCCAAGCAAGACCCCCAGGGTTACGGCTCTGCCCTCACCTACGCCCGCCGCTACTCGCTGATGGCTGCCTGCGGTATCGCGCCGGAGGATGACGACGGCAACGCAGCCAGCCGACAGCGCCCGCAGCAGGCACGGGTCATCACCCAGGCCCAGGCAGCTCGCCTGCAGGGAATCCTCAGCGCCTGCCCTGAGCAAGTCATTCAGCGCTTCACCAATGACTGGCCCGACACCAGCGTCATGCCGGCTGATCAGTACGACGGCATCGCCAGCAGCCTGCAACGCGCCGGGGAGAAATACCAGGCCATGCTGAAGGAGAAGGACAATGCAGCTGCTTGATCTGGAGCAAGGGTCTGAGGCCTGGCTCGCTGCCAGGCTAGGGATCATCACGGCGTCCGAGGTCGGCAGCCTGCTGGTCAACGGCAAGGGCGAACGCGGGTTCGGTGCGGACGCCATCAGCTACATGGACCAGCTGATCGGCGAGCGCATCACTGGAGTGTCGGCCGATGCTTTCGGCGGCAATCGGCACACCGAGCGCGGCCACCTGATGGAGCCGGTAGCTAGGAAGCTGTACGCCGACACTGAGGAATGCCAGGTCGATCAGGTCGGAATCATCCTGAACCACGGCATCGGCTATTCCCCGGACGGCCTGGTAGGTAGCGACGGATTGGTCGAGATCAAGACCAAGCTGCCGAAGATCCAGGTTGGCGTTATCCTCGCCGGCGAGATACCCAAAGAACACATCGCCCAGTGCCAGGCCGGCCTCTGGGTATCCGAGCGCGAGTGGATCGACTTCATCAGCTACTGGCCGGGCATGCCGCTGTTCGTGAAGCGTGCGTACCGGGATGAGGAGCTGATCGCCAAGATCCAGGCCCGCGTCCTCTCCTTCTACGAACTGCTGGATGAACGCATGAACCGCGTTCTGGGAGTAGCCGCATGAACACCTGCGCCAACCTCTTCCACTCCGAATCTGAACTCCGCGCTGCCCTGGGTAGCGCATCCAAGCTGGATCGCAAGAAGCATCCGCGGCGCTGGGAGCAGGAGCAGGCCAGAAAGATGGTCGCCAATGCTGCCAACGCCTACGGCTCCGAGCAGATCGCAATCGCCAAATCGGTGATCGAACCGCGGTACCAGTCGCAATCGCAGATGCACAGCCGGCGCCGGCGCGAGAAAGCGGACTACATCGAAGCGAACAAGCACCTGACCCACCAGCAGCTGGCAGATCAGACCGGCTGGGCGATTCGGACCATCAAGCACATCTGCACCGAGTTCGGCATTGCCTGCGCTCGAGCGCCCAGAGGATCCCGCCATGATCAGTGACTTCGCCCACGACATTCAGGCGAGGGCAGCCGAGCGCACCGAGCTGGACCTCGCCCAGGGAGGCCGGATCACTTGCCTGGATCCCGAGCCTGAACCTGATGCCATTCACGCCGAGTGGCTCAACAACACTCGCCGCGCCAAGCTCATGACCGTCCGGGCGCAGCGGCGGGGCAAGGTGGAGCGTGCAGCATGAAGCGCCGGAAGCCGAACAACATGAAGGCCCGCATGGAGCGCTCCAGCAAAGCAGTGCTCCGGACCAACCACG